CTACCTGGCGATCTCGTACCAAGTGCCGCCAGTCGAGCGGACCGTCGTGCCAGTTGGAAGCTTGAGCTTCTTCGCCCAAGCGGCACCTAGCTTGACTAGCCCGTCGCCGTCTCGATCGTTTAGCACTTGCCCCGCATCGAAGCCACGTCGCGGGGCCGCGGCCGCCGGCACGACGGGCGTGTTGATCGCATAGCCCTTGGCATCCATCGCGCAGGTCTTGCTGAGGTTCAGCTTCACGTTCGAGGCCCGCCCGCCGTCGTGATAGCGAACGAAGGGCGTGCCTGGGGGCACGTCAATTACGCATCCCTCGGTGATGTTGATGACGGCATTCGGCCCGAGCGAGAACAGCGCTTGCTTCCCCGTCGACCGGAACGTCACCCGCTGCGCCGTCAGCGAGCCCGCACCCATGCCGTATTTGCCATCGGTCCGCGTGCTGGTCTCGATATGCACCTCGGTCGGGTTGATGCTCTCGATGCTGGTCGCCTTGTGCATTGAATACCAGAGACGAAAGCTTTTCTTGTTTCCGATCGCCGTGACCCGGTCGAGTAGGTCATTGCGCGCCTTGCTGTCGTAACCGCCATCGGTGCAACCGGACAGCACCACATCGCGCAGCGTAAGGCCGACAAAGCCCCACTCCGCGTCGATGCAATCGCCCTGCCGATATTTGCCGTTCACGATCGTCGTCCAGTCGCGGATCGTGGTGCGCTCGATCAGGAGGTTGCGGCCATGCTCGGCGTAAATCCCGGCCGGGAAGATCGTATTCGCCTGCGGCTTGACGCCGCTAATCACACTGTTGCGGATCGTGATGTTGGCGCTTTCCTTCTCGAGGTTCACCCCGCGCTGGTTGGCGCTGACCGTCGCGTGGTCGATCACCGTGCCCGACGGGTCGCCCTTGTTGTCGTCCATCCATCGGTAGGAGCCAGACGAAGTGTACGGCTTCTCGGCCGACCCGACGCGGGCGTTCGGTTTTGGCGTGACGTGCGATGCAGCACTGAGGGGCGCAGCGATCAAGGCGAGCAGGAGCATCAAATAACGGATCATGTCAGTTCTCCTTGAAAGCTTAGATCGCCCAGCGACGGCCAACGGTTGTCGGGAGCCAATCACTATAGTTGACGTAGCGACCTTCCTGCCAGGAAAGGTCGAGCCGGCCGTCGCTGCCGTACGGTGCTCGAGGCCGCATCGCAGCGTTATAATCCGTGTCGGGCACCGACCGCAGGATCTTCGTGGTGAAGGTCGAGAAGTCAGCGGCGGTTGCATCTAGCTGACGGATTTGCCAGTTGGTGCCATCTCGAATTGCATCGTAAATGCGAGGCATTGCGAGGTCCGTGCGATAGCTAAACGTCGCCTGCCCGTTGAACCGGCGCTGATCGCTGGCGCCAGTGTATTCAGGTGACAAAATGGTCGTGACCCAGTCAGTCGGCGTAAACGGGTCCTTCCCGGCAGGCAGGAAGATCGACAGCTGGCGGCACTTCTCATTCAGATCGTCAAGCTGCGCGTAAATGGCCTGATTAGCGTTTGCTCCGAAGCACATGATCTGCGACGAACGGCCGTTGGTGTACGGCCGGAAGACAGTCATGTTGTCGAAGTTGGCGCCGCCAGTCTCGCTGTTGCCGATGACCGTGTTGCCCGCAGCGTAGATGTCTCCCGTAACAACGTCCCATTCGAAGATACGCAGCGTTGCTTCCAGCGCCGAGTTCTCGTTGACGAAGAAACGCAGGCGGGTCGCCGATGCCCACTCACCGTAGATATAACTCTGCTTGGTTGGATGAGTCGTCAGCACCTTTCCTGCGCTGAACGTCACGCCGTCATCGGTAGATTTGAAGAACGACCATTTCAGCGTCGACGTGCGACAGACCATGAACATATGACCGGTCGATACCTGATTGTAGATCATTATGTACGAAGCCGCACCAAGGCCATCCGTGCTTAGCTGAACTTCCGCACCCAGGTTACGGAATGACGCGTCAGACGATCTGCGATAACGTAAAATGTTATCGTCGCCGTGACCCGTATAAGCACTGAAGAACTTGCCTGTTGGCGTCGTTCTCATTGCAGGATCGCGGTGATCGTCGTTGCCGGTGTACGCCTTGCCGACGTTGAACACGCCCGTCATAACCTTCGTGTCAACATCGATCTCAACAATCGACTGATTGTTGCTGTACGTCTGACCGTAATAAACCTTGTTGCCGTACTGCTGGCCTGCGGGGTGCAAGTTTCCGGTATGGGCGCCACCAACGATGCCGCTGAATGGGTACATGCTAAGAGCACTGATTTGGGTCGACACGAACGGAGCAAGGTAGATGGTGACGCGCTGAATGGTGCCGGTCCAGCTGCGTGTGCCATCCGACTGGTTTCCGATAATCATGCGCGTCAGGCCCGTGCTCGGCGTCGCATTCGTCGTCTGGTCAACGGGATCGCGCCCGCCATAAGACAGCCGGAACATATTTGGCGCGGCCTGTCCGACCATGACCACAGGCGCGTTGTTGGCGTTGAGCGTGTTAACGAGGTCTTGGTAATTGGCCTGCACCGAGCCACCGCGATACGACAGGATGCTTGCGCGGTTGTTGCCGCCGGTGGCGACATACTGACGACGCAGCTGGAAAACCTCGTCGGTGACGACCGCGCCTGCATCCTCGAGCGAAACCGCCGTCTGTGCCACGCCGTTTGCTGCAGCGGCCGGTCCCGTCGTTGCCTCGACGCGGACGGTATAGGTGCCGGTCAGCGGTGCCGGGAACAGCAGCTGATCACCTAGCTGCATCGTAGTAGCACCCGGCGTCACCTGAGTGTAAATGCCAGCCGCTACCATGGCGGCGATCGTCGGATACAGCGTGTTCCCGACTCGGTGACCGCTAGGGCCATTCAAATCGATGTAATCGGTCGTGCCGTCGAACGCTGCCGTGGTTGGCACGGAAGGGAGAAGCGATGCAACGGCTGTCACCGCCAGCACACCGCTTACCGCGGTAGCGCCCGCAGCAGCGACCGAGAAGTTGATGGAGCCTACCGAGATAGCGGACATGCCGGTGACGACCTTCCAGCCTACCGAAAGATCGCCCGCGATGACCAGACGCCCGTCGTTCGGCGTGACGGTCGGCGTCGTACCCGCCGGAACGTTGCTGATGTTCGACACCAGCGTGCCGATCGCAGCGTTCGCGGCGATCGAAGGTGCTGAGATCGACAACGCTAGTGCAGGAGCTGGCGTGGGAGTTACGCTGCCACCACCGCCTGCTGCAACACTAGCGCGCGCGAGGTTCGGAGCGACGGCAAGTGACGCGCCTGTAGGCGCGCCGACGAGCGACGGGATGCTGATCATCGTATTTCCTTTGTTGGTTCGACGTTGATGGGGTGGAATTCAGCGCGGCCAGGCATCGACGGCGAGACCGCGACGCACGTCGCACAGGGCAAGATCGGCGCGCGCGTCGCGAAGCGAGCCCTCCGCGTCCGCGCTGTTCGAGCTACCGTCCGGCTGCCGGCGCACCGGTGTTGCCGTGCAGGGCTTCGCGGCCTCCGCCGGGACTGGCGGGATTACTGGCGAATAGTTCAGCGTCGAGCGCGTCGATCCCGCGCACGCGGTCAGCAGGCAGACAGGCAGCACGCCCAGCATCAGTTTGCGCATAGGTCCTCACGGTGTCAGTGGATCGGAGAATGATGGGTTCGCGATTCGCGAGGCGGTCGGCGAAGGTCGTCAGCGCCGTGGATTGCTCGACGGCGAACCGCTTTTCCGCCGCAACGCGCAGCTGCTCGGCTTTCGCGATCTCGGCCGTCCACGCCGCCCGTTCTGACTTCAATGTTGCCGTGCGATCGGCGAGCGTCTCGCGGGTGAAGTGCAGCGCGACCAGCAGGCCGATCATCGGCACCGCCCACCAGGAGCGCCGCAGCAGGGCCAAGCCTGCTGCCCAGGTCATGCTTCGTTCGAAGATGAGGGGACGCCCGCGGTTGAGGTGATCAGGCGGGGCTTCCCGATGACGGCGCGCCGGACCGGCCAGCGCCGCGCGATGCACCGCCGCTTATCGAGCCGCATGATGCTGACCCGGTCGCCCTGATTGCCGCCCAGAACGTGATAGTCCGTCTTGTCCTCGCCGACATAGAAGCCGACGTGACCGCCGCCCGCTCGATCAAAGACCAGCACGGTGCCGGGGGCGATGCGATCGGCTGCGATGTTCGAGCCCCACGTCGCCCATGCCTTCGCGCGTACAGCGATCGGCGCGGCCGGAATGCCATCTTCAGCGAGGCAGTGGGCGACGAACAGCCCGCACCATGGCACGCTATCGGCGTTGTAAAGCATGCCCAGAACCTTCGTGCCGAGCCTCTTCGCCCAGCCCATGATGGTCGGGTTATTCGCTGCCCCCGGTGCCTCGCGGGTACCAAGAAGCGACCGGGCATGGCGAAGCCACGCCGGCTCTGATGCCGTCGTCATGGTTTTTTCCTTTGGTGTGAAGCTTATCGAGCAGGTCGGCCGTTATTGACGCGCCGGGATTACCTCCAAGTGGTCCGGTCGGCCCGCCAGAACCCCTCCCGGTTGGGCGGGCCGTTATTCTTCCGGCTTGTCGGTATCGATCCCGAACACCGTGCCGGCTTTCTTCAGGTAGCTTTCCGCGATCTTGAAAATGCCCTCGCCAAGCATGCCGAAGCCGGCGCCGTAGAGCAGCCCGCCGAGCGGTTCGGGCCGCTGCGAGATCACGATCGCGATCGAGAATGCGATGGCAATGCCCGATACCGGAATATCAAGGCTCCAACGATGCTCCTTTCGGACCGCCTGAGCGGCACCGATCCACCACCGCGCCGCGCCGCAGGCAAACACAGCGGCGATCATGCCTGCCACCTCAAACGGATAGCCAAGGAAGTGGAGTACGATCGGCTGCGACGTGGACATCGTCGCGCCCTTCTGCGCCATCGCTGCCGCGGCGACAGGTAGTATAGCCGCCATCGTTGCGCCCCCTTTGTAGATGCCCCCGGTGCTGATCATCGCGTCGACACCACCCCGACCGCAGCGAGAAAGGTCCCCCCACCAAGCCAGAGCATTCGTCGGATCATCGGCCACGCCAGCCACATGTTGATCGCGAAGGGTTCCTTGCGCTGCTGCTCGATCATTCCCGGTTCCGAGCAGATGTAGAGCCCGAGGCCTGACAATCCGAACGCTACTGCAAAGGGATCGAACAGCCGCTTGACCGTCGCGTACATGCCGGACGTTGCTGGATCGCGGGGATCATAGCCCCAGAGCGTCAGCGCCTCCGCACCGCAGCGGATCGTGATGCCGCACGCGAATATGATTCCCAGCGCGCGATAGATCCAAGCCGGCGACAGCCAGGTATCGAGACGGCGATGCTTCCATGCGTCGCCAGCTAATTTCACCACCACCATGATCCCGACGAGGGTGGCGATCGTCATGACGGCGAGGTTGATGACGACGAGCCAGCCCATGCCTTCGAAGCTGGGTTGAGCGATCGTGCGGGGGCCATTCGCGACCGCCTGGGCCGCGAAGCTGGTATTGCTCATGTTGGGTTCCTCGATCGACGGCCGGTCAGGCCGACCAATTCCAGTTGATGCCGGCATACGCGGCGCGCTTGGCGGCGATCGTCGCTGCCGCTCGAATGTCCCGCTTGGCTTTCTGCGCCACGGCCTCGATCCGGGCATTCTCCGAGGCGGACGTGTTCATGCCGACGTCGTACCGTGCCAGCACAGTCGTCAGAAGTTCGCCCGTCAGCATCGATTCCGTGGTGGCGAACGGGAAGCGCTTCTTTTTGTCGCTTAGGCCGAGACCGTTGAGCAGCGATGCCGCGATCGTACGCGCGTCGATCGCCTCCATCGCCTTGCGATTATAGACGTACTTCTTCGCCCCACCGTCGGTAAGAACGGTCATTTGTAGCTTCTCGCGTTCGGCATCCACCGCGGCGAGCAGGCGCGCTTGCAGCTGCTCGATCGTCTCGACCGGCACCACGAGGCTGTCTTTCACAACCTTGCCGGATGCCACGCGAAACCCGCGCGGATCGGTCGTCGGGTCATATTCGGCATAGGCATAGCCATCCGCCGGCGCGGGCACGATGTCGGCCGAGATCGTGCCGCTGACGATGCCAGTCGCGATCTCGTACAGCGCGAGGTTCTTCATAGCGCGGTCCAGTAGACAGAGAGGGCCGGGTCCCGGATGATCGACCAGTTGCGCTCGGTCGTCCTGACAGCGACTCTCCAGCGTATGGTCACCTCACCGAACGTATTCAGAACGCGGATCGTGTAATTATCCAGGCGGCCTGTGCTTCCAAAGCCGCTTTCCGGCAGTGGAACCGTTGCCAAGATCCCGTTGTCCGCGGCGTTCAGGATTTCAAACGTTGGCTGGGTGTCGCGGGTACCGTTCGTTGTCCCACCGATAAAGCCCGAGAACGAGATGTATATTGATCCACCCGACCGGATGAACATGTCCGCGCCGAGGTTCGGGACGTATTGTTTACTGGCCTGTCCTGCCCCGCCGTACGAACCCGCAACGGAACTGGCGGTCGTCGCGGTCATTGTTGAGCGATCGAGCGCGCGGATCGTCACGGTACCGTTGAAGATCGCGTTGCCGTCGACGACCAGATTGGCGCCAATGTAGAAGACGCCCGCCGTGCCATCCGACTTCGACAGGCTAATCGTAGTGCTGCCGTCGGGGGTCGAGCCGGTGACCGACCAATAAACGCTGGTCCGCCCATCAATGCCGGCAATGGCGCCAGCCTGCTGCGCGATGATTGCGGCGCTGCCGTTATATTCGGCACGCAGCTGCGCGACCGTCGACGCTACACCGCCCGCCCGGTCATCGGCGATAGCCGCGGCCCGTTCCTCGATCCGCGCGTTCACCGTCCGCTGAAGCCCGCTGTCGGCAGCAAAGTTGACCTGTGCTTCCAGTGCGGCCGTCCGCGAGGCCGCAGCGTACCGGTTCGGCAGATCGGCGATCACATCCTCGCTCGACTTGATCCGCGCGTTCACATTCGTATCGACCTGCGTCAGCCGATTGTTGACGTCGTCGGTGAAGGTGTTGAGCGCGCTCGGCGCCTGCCGCGACATTTGCGCCTCAAGCGTGCTCGTCCGGCCAACATAGCCCTGCTGATCGGTCGACAGGCTGGTGATGCGCTGGTCGTAGCTGCCGAGCGTGCCGTACACCCCGTCAAAGCGCGTTGAGACGCTCGTCGTAAGATCTGCGACGGCCTGATTGGCATTCGCCGATGACGTGGCAACCTGATCGACGCGGGCGTTCGTATTGGCGTCGCGGCCCTGATAGTCGGCCGTGACGCTGTCGATGCGCTGACCGATCGCGCGGTCGGCATCGGCCAGCGTGGTTGCCGTCGAACTGACCAGCGCTCTCGTCGCCGCTGCAACGCCGCGATCATTGCCAGCGCTGTACGGCACCCAGGTCTTCGTTCCCGGCTTGACCTCGGTCACGAACGGGCGGGAGAACCATGCGTAGCCGTCGACCTCGACATCGTACGATCGCACCGCGATCGTCGCGCGGACAGCGCCGGGCGGGACGACGTATTCCTGCACGCCGGTCAGGTCCCAGCCGTTGATGTCCTGACCGCCGAAGTTGATGCGTGCTCCGTTGTTTTCACCGCCGTACCCGACGTAGCCGTCGTCATTGAAGAAGAAGACGGTGACCCAAGCCCGGCACCGGTGGGAAGCCGTTATCGCGTAGAACTGGATGCTAGAGCCCGGACGAACCGCAAACGGCGCGCTCTGCGCCTCGTTGCACAATCCGGCGCCGGGATCGGGGCGATGGAGCGTCAGGTTATTCTCGATACCCCCGATCATGTAGGGCGTGCCGGCCCGGTTGAGGGTCATGGTCGACACGCTGCCCGGGTTGAACGTCAGCACCCAGCCATCAAGCGTGCTGAGGCTGCTGTTCGGCACGAGGTTGCCGCCCGAGGGACTGGCCTGCGATTCGAGCACCGATGCGCGCTCGCCGACTGCGGCGGTAGCGCCAGCCAGCGCTATCGCGGTGTCGGTAATGCGCGTGTTGGTGGCAAGGTCACGGCCCTGATAATCGGCGGTGACGCTATCAATCCGGCGGGCAAGCGCGCCGTCCGCGTCGGACAGCGTCGTGGCGACCGAAGACACGCGTGCATCGACTTGAACCGCGGCCTCGACATCCTCGACCCAGAAGCTGGTGATCTGGACATAGCCACCCGGAAACGGCCCGCCCGCATCCGGGTAATTCGCCAGGAATAGCGGCCGTACCGAATATGCGTTTGGCGGGAAGCGGCCGCCTGTGCCGTACGATGGCGCCGGCAGGTCCGGATCGATCCCTTGATAGAGTTCGTCGACGACATAGGTGCCGGGCTGCAGGATCTGGGTAAACCGAGGCGCATAGATGTTGGCCAGGAACCCGCCCGCCGAGTCGAGGACTTGCAGGCCGCAATATGTCAGTTGCTGTGCTTCGAAGACCCTGAAGTTCGCATGCAGGCGAAACGCCCGATTGGCGTCCAGCAGCGGGATCGCCTCGCCGAAGAGGGTGCAATAGACGCCGGGCGTGCTGCTCGCGAGCTTGCCATCGCCATAGGAAGGAAAGTCGAAGCCGGTGCTGAGCCAGTTCGCGCTGCCGGCGCTGAAGTCGGCATTCGGCGTGATCCCGCGGACGTATGTCGATTGCAGCGAGTCAATGCGCAGACCGAGCGCCTGATCGGCGCTGCTGAGCGCGCTGACCTGTTGGGTGATGCGCGTGTTCGTGGCGGTGTCGAGATCCTGATAGGATGTGACGACCGTGTCGATCCTGTTGGCGAGCGCGCGATCGTCATCGGCGCGCACGGTTTCGGCCCGCTCGATGAGCGCGCGAACGTCGGTATCGTCGTAACCGCCACCCGCGGAGATCGCGTCGATCCGCTGGACGAGTTCTTCGTCTTTGCCCTGCGCACGCGTGATTTCATTGGCGAGGTCGATCACCGCCTGATCAAGCGTGGCCTGCGCGGCCGTCACGCGGCCGTTCGCAGCGGCGATTTGCGCATTCGCCTCTGCCACGGCCGCGGCTGCCTCGCCCGCCGCGGCCGTGATACGCGCATCGGCTTGCGCCACAGCTGCATTCACCGCGGGAATGGTCACCGTTTCAAGTTCGGTGATCGACTGAAGAACGTCGCTCGCAGGCTTCCCGCCGACAGCGTTTGTGTCCTTCGACGTGTTCTCACCGGTGACGTCGGCATTGTCCGTCGGCTTCGTGCCAATCGGATCCGTAACGTCGGGCCATGCCACCGATCCGCCGGGCGCGAACGGCAGCACAGGCGCCGCTTTGCTAAGGCCCTCGATCGACAGCGCCAGCTTGCTGACCGTCTCGCCGACCTCAACCGAGAAATCCTTGAAGAACCCGTAGACGGTCAGGCTGTCGAGCCCATCCTGCCCAATCCATAGAGATGGCAACGCGCGCACCGCGGCAATGCGCCCGGCGACCAGATCGACGGCATCGGTGCGGATCAAGGCGTTCGCCGTCATCCGCTTCGCCCATGCCCGCTCGACGATCGTCACCTCGCCAAATTCGTCGACGTTCTTACGGCTGAAATCCGTGATCGCGGCGGTTGGCGACGCTTCCGTCATGCCGAGCGGCACGATGGTACCGACCAGCAGCGTGCCGATGGCGACATCGCCGCGGCCGGCGATCGTCACCGTAACCTGTCCACCGGCGCGCGGCAGATCGAGGAAGGTCACCGCGCCGTCGCCAGCCGGCAACGTGCGATCATAGCCCGGTGCCTGGACGCGGATGGTGTCGGCGACGACGTCGAGCAACGCGACCGCGTCAGGCGTGCCGGCGTCGATCGACACGACGATGCTACCGGCCTGCTGCGTGGCAGTGCCAAGCGCCTGATCGAACATCGCCCAGCGGTTCGTCGGGCCGGTGTCGATCCATTTGCCCGACGCGCTGGCCGGATCATTGCCGATGTTCGCGCCGGCCACGCTTTCATAGATCCGATGCGTGGCAGCCACGATGACGCGCGCGCCGAGAGCATACGTCGTGTCACGCTGCCATTCGGGTGCGTCCGCCTCGGCGACGGTGCTGCCGAGCAGTTGCGCCGTGCCGATCGCGACCGGACGCAGCAGCTGCAACGTGGAACTGGCGCCGTCCAGCGCGGGATCCTCGCCAGTGTCGACGAATGCTTCTGTCGCGACCAGTCCCTCGATCGTCAGCGTGCAAAGGCTGAGGGGAGGGGTTGCAAGATCGAGGCTGAAATCCTTGTAGAAGCCCCGGAACGACAGGCTGCCAAAACGCTCGTCGGCAATCCATGTCGCCGGCTGGGCGCGGAGATCCGCAAGCGTCCGCTGCAATGCGTCCGCCTGATCGAACGGGACGCCGAGGCGGACCGACATGCGCCGCGCGAAGCCGCGCTCGACGACCGTCGTCACGCCATAGTCGTCGGTGACCCGCCGGCTATAGTCGGTGATTCCGATCGTGGGCGCCGTCTCGGTCGTGCCGAGTTCGATCACACCGCCGGTATCGAGAACGACCCTCATGCGGCAGCCGCCACGCTGATCGCGTCGCCTCCGCTGGCGCCGGTGACATCGTCCAGCTTCTTCGCCGTCCGGCCGGTGTTGCTGACGATCGCGGCGTTTGCCGTGTTGATGTCCGCGCGCAGCTGGGCGACCTCCGTCCGCAGCGCATCGATCGCGCTCGCGGTGTCCGCACTGGTCACGCTCGAACCCGCCGGCTGCGCCGCGGTGGTGGCAGCCACGACCTGCGCAGTCGTGGCCGGAGCGGTCCCGCCCTTGGCAAGCGCAGTGACGACGCCGTACGTGGCTTCGAGGCTTGCAGCCGTCTGCGCCTGCACGCGCGCGAGTTCCTGCCGGCTGGTCGCCTGATCGGCCGCAGCGGCAAGCAAGGCCTGACTGAGTGCCGGCAGGCTCTTGGCTGCGTCCTGATCACCGCCGCGAGCGGCCGTGGTCGCGGCGTTGAATTGCCCCATAAGAGCCGCAAAGCCGCCCGGCGTGCCCGCGTCCGTCAATCCGCGGATACGCTTGACCTCGGTCATGATGGTGTCGCCGACCGACGTCCATGCGTCGGACAGCGCCTTGGCGGCAGACGCCGCGGCCTGCGCATCCTGAATGGCATAGACCTGTTCCTGAAGTCCGCGGTTGCTGGCATCCAGCTTGGCAAGGTCGAGCGCCCGGATCGCCGCGGTGTTGCCCTGCAATTCCAACAGCTGGCGCTGAAGATCCTGCCGCTCGCTGGCGATGTCCGCGGCGCTCTTGGCACCCTCCATGGACGTTTGCAGGTCGGCGAAGGCCGGTGCGAGTTTCAGGAGCGTGGCATACGTCGCTTGCCCTGCCGCGCTGGTCAGATCCTGCGCCTCGACCAACTGGCGGAATGCCGCCAGCGTCGACGGCATCGACACCCCAAGACTGTCAAAGACCTTCGCGAATTGCGCCGTCTTGGCAGCCGCCTGTTCCTCTTTCGAATAGAACGCCTCGAAATAGGACTGCGCGGCGCTGGTCAGGTCGGCGACGCTGTCGAACTGGTCGGCCAGGCCAAGCTTGGCAGCGATGCCCATCGTCTGCGCGCCCTGACCGAGCAGATCGAGCGACGTGCCAACCGCCTCGATCGTCGACGCCACGCGCACGAGCGTCTCGAATACGCCTTCGCCGACCTTCTGGAACTGCTGAAGGCCGGGGAATGCCGCTGCCGCCATGCCATCGGCCGCGGCGCCGAACACCGCGGACAGCTTCTCTTCGATCTGTTCGCCGGTCAGGCCCTTCAGATCGATCTTGCCGAGGTTGACCACGAAGCCATTGAGCCGCGCCTGCACATCGCCCGTCGCCACACCGAGGGGGCCGGCCGCGGACGCGATGGCGTCATTGAACGATCGCAGGATCAGCGTGAACTGGTTCTCGAGTCCGGCGTCCGCGCCGGCATATTGCGTCGACGTCTTCGTGCTCGTGGTGATGCCGAACAGCTTCTTCTTCTTCTCGATGTCCGAATAGTAGGACGCGTCGAAGCCACCATTGAGGATGTCGCCGACCGACTGCGCACCGCCATAAAGGCCGCTGCCGATCACGCTGGTCTTCGACCCGAACAGGCCACCCAGAATGCCGCCAATGACGGGGATCTTGCTGAGGACCGATCCGATCGCGTTCGACTTGAAGCCTTCGGTTACGCCGGTGGACGCATCGATGTTGCCGGCGCGCACGACGAGCGTGGCGACGCTGCCGATCTGACTGTCGATCGACTTCAACGAAGCCGCCATCTCACGGGCGAAGGTATTGGTCACGGTGTCTACCTCCTTCAGCGCGTCGATCGCGTTCTTGATGCTGTCGCTTTTTGCAGCCGGGTCGCCGAGCACGGTGCCGGTACCGGTATTGCTCGCCGCCAGCGTGTTCTTGCTGCCGCCAAACGATCCGGCGATGCCGACGCCGATCGAGGCCAGGGCGGCGATCGTCGCCGCGCCGGCCGCGAGGTTGAGCGGGAAGGGCAGGCTCTTGATCGCGTTCACCACCGCCTCGGTCGCCGCGACCGCGGTCCGCGCGACGGTGTTGGCGATCTTGCTGCCCGTCTCGATCGCGTCCTGCGCGATGGCGCGGACGGACATGGCGAACTGGACGATGCGGAACGCCTTTTCAGCGGCCGCGAGCGCCTGATAGCCGTCCGAGCCTTCCTTGAAGAAGCCCTTGGCCGCACTCGCCATGTCGCCGAATGCACCGATCTGCTGTGACGACGAACGCAGCGAATACAGGCGGTTCTCGCGGGCGATCCGCGCCTGATCGTCGCCAGCCGCGCGAATGGCCGCGTCGTGCGCCTCCTGAAGCCGGGCCTGATCAGCATAATAGCCGGTCATGATCGTCAGCGCGTCGCCAATCGCGGACCCGACGCTACCGAAGGCATCGGCCATGCCCTGGGCCGCGCGCTGCGCGCTCTGGTCGATCGTATCAAAGAGATCGGCCGTTGCGGTTAGCGAGGCATTGTACGCATCCTGCGCCTGCCTGTTGCTTTCGCCGGCATCGGCGATCGTGACCTGTTGCGCGATATACTTGGCCGCGTCCGCACCGACCCAGCCATTGGCAGTCGCTTCCTGCGTCGCCTTCAGCGTGGCGAGCGCGCGAACGCGAACGACATCCGACGCGCCAATCAGCCGCGTCTCTTCGCGGATCTCGGCAAGCCGGTTCTCGCCGGACGACATCGCGGTCTGGATCGCGGCCCTGCGCTCGGCATCGGTCAGACGGTCACGCGCGGTGCGCTGGTCGTCGAGCGCCTGTTCGGCACGCGCAGCACCGTTGATGTCGCCCGTTTTTTGAGCTGCCTCCAATGCTGCCAGCAATGGCAGATCTGCAATGCGGTCGCGCATCAGTTCGCCTGCGCGCTCGGCGGGCGCGAGGCCGGCTGCCACGGACGCGTTGACCTGCTCCTGAATCGCCGCCTGATCGCGCATCGTGGCAGTGCCCTTTGCGGCATCCGAGACGCGCTCGGCGACGGCGAGGCGGACCTCGCGCGCGACTGCCGCCTCGATGTCGGCTCGCTGCTTGATCGCCTTGCTTTCCGCCTTCACGCGGGCCTCGGCGATCAACGCCGCGGCGCCCGAGACGCCATATGCCGTCGCGAGCAGATACAGGTTGCGGATCTGGGCTTCGGTCGCCTCGGCATCGCGCGCCAGCTGCTCGGCATGCCGGTCGACCTTCGGGGCCGGGGTGTCATTGAAGCCGATCGACTTGGCGATGCGCTCGCGGGCGTTGTCGATCGCGCTCTTTTTCACACGGGCGCCGAACTTTGTCAGGTACTTGTCGGCGACGTCGTAGGCAGCGACGTACGTCTTTTCGAGCAGCTTCGGATCGCCTTGCCCGATCAGCATCTTTCCGATCCCGACGATGCCGCCCTTCTCGATCTCGCCGAGATAGGCCTTGGTGCCGGCGACGCCCGCATAGATCCCGGCGAGCGACTGGCGGGCATAGGACGTCAGATCGTCGAGAACGCCCTTCACGCCCTTCGACATGCCCTTCATGTCGCCGACGAAATAGTCCGAGATGTCCTTGCCGACGACGCTGAAAAGCGCCTTCGACGTGTCCGCCCAGGTGACGGTCTCTTCCTTCAGCTTGTAGAGTTCGGCCTTGGTGGCATTGGCGCCCCCGGTGATCTTGCCGAGATCGCGCGTCAGCGTGTCGGTTTTGACGCCGTCGTTCACCCACCGCGTGAACAGGGCAAACCCGGCGGTCACGACCGCCAAGCCGGCCAGCAGAGGCGCAAAGCGAAGCGCCAGCCCCGCCACCTCCTTGCCGAACCCGCGAAGGCCTCCCTGACCCATCTGGGCGACCTGCACGATCTGGAAACCCTGCTGGATGAAGACCTGAAACGGCTTCTGCCCGGTCAGCAACCCTTGCGTGATGTCGGGCAGCTGCACGGCGATCGTCTGCAACGCCGAACCGCTCTTGCGGGCAGCGCCGGCCATAGCGCCCTGCGTCTGTGTCGCGAGGGCGGCGCGATCGGCAAGCATGGTTTCGGCGCGCGCCAGATCCTCGGCGGACGCACCGGCCGCGGTCATGACGCGACGCGCCTCGGCCAACTCGGTATTCAGGCGCGATTGCGCGGCCGCTGCCGGGTCGATCATGGCACGCAGACGGGACAGCGCAGCCGCATCCCGCTCGGCTGCCGCCTCGGCATCGCGCATGGCCTGCGCACCACGCCGGGCGGCTGCCTCGAACTGGGCATGCCCGAGTGCGGCCGACCGGAGCCGTTGCGCTTCATCGTCACGCGCGAGCGCGGCCTGCGCCGCTTCGACCTCACGCAGGGCTGCCGCGCCCTTGCGCGCTGCCGCCTCGAACATGTTGAACGCAAGCGACGCCTCACGCAGGGCCTGCGCTTCACGCGCGACGGCTGCCGCCTCGGCATTCTCGGCCGCGCCCTTGTCCTCGGCTGCGCTCTGTCGGACGGCTTCGAGGTTGCGACGGCTCGCCAGCAGGCGATCATTGGCGTCGCCAAGGTTATGCTCCGCGGCCGTCAGAGCGAGCGTCTCGATACGCTGGTCGCGCAGCTGGTCACGCGTCTTGCCGACGGATGCCGCCTCGCGGTCCATGGTCGCGATCAGCCGCTCGATCTCTTTCTCGGTCCGATTGATCTCACGGGTGGCCGCTGCCGCATCGCGCGACGTCGCCGGCCCGACGATCGAGATGCCCGCGACCTGACTGGCGGTGCGGGCGAGTGCCTCGACCGACAAACCGGCGCCGTCCAAAGCGGTGCGGACCGTGTTCATCTCGCGCGTCGCGGTGCTGGCGAACTGCTTCACGCTCGCGGCCGGGCCATCCAGCTTGACCATGTACGAGGTGCTGCCCTCGATCTTGGTGGCGCTGGCAAGGATCTTGCCTTCGGCCGACGACATGACCGCGAGCAGCTTCGCCATCTGCTCGAACGATTCGGCAGGGTTGATCGTGAAATCTACGCCGAGACCAGTAGAGTCGTCGTCGACCATGGCAACCCTTCCTGCTGTTTACCCCAGCAGCCTGCGCAGCTGGGCTTCCTCGATTTCGAGTTCACGCTCGGTGACCGGAGCCTTCCATGGCGGCGGGCACGTCTCGTCTTCGGCACGCCGGCCTTCGGCGAGGTACTGTTTCGACAACTCGCGGATCAGTCGCGCTTCCCACGGCGCCAGGCGCACGTTGGTGTTGTCCTGCCATGCCGCCAGTTCACGCGAACTGATTGGCGCGGCACCCATCCCGGCAGCCTCTGTCAGGCCGATCTCGATCAGCCAGTCGAAGATATGGGGCGCCGGGTTGGGCGGCATTTGCGGCGCGAGTTTGCGCCGCTTGAGATCGTCCATCCGGCTGAGGCGGGGCTGATCCTGTTCGATCTTGGCCCGCTTCGAACCCGCTGGCGGCTTCGGCGTGGCGCTAAGCCACGCCAGCTGCCGGACGTAGAGGGTTAGGCCGCCTTCGATGCGGCGCTGAAGTTTCCCCAGTCACCGAAGAACTTCGCCACCTGTTTGGTGATGAAGCCGAGCGACTGATCGGCATAGAGAGCGCGGAACAGGGCATCGCCTGCCAGCGGTTCCGTGGCCCCCTCGGGCTGATAATCGAAATTCTCGAACCGCACGGTCAATTCGGCGAGATCCTGCGCCGTCTCGGCGACACGCTCTTCGCGGGTGGCGGAGGTGATCTTGCCGTCATTGTCCTGCATACGCTTGAGCGTGCGAGCCGACTGGCGGGACTCGATCACGCCGGCAATGTCGCTGCCGGGACCGTGCAGGTGGATCTTGATGGGCAGCTTGCGCTCGGCGTCGGCATACAGCGGTTCGCCGTTCGGATCCTTGACGTGCAGGGCGGCGGTCGCGGCAACGGCCAGGGCGGCGATATTGAAGATCTTGGTCATGGGTCATCCTTCGCGGGAAGATGGTGCGCCGACCCGCCCCGCAACCCGCGATAGCGGGGCAGGTCGACACATAGGGTAGAGCCGGCGTCGCGGGCGCCGGGAGGGGGTTAGGCGGCCGGCGCGCGCACGACCTTCGTGCAGATCTCGACCGTTGGGGTCGCCATCATGACGGGATCGGCGCCGTCGACCGTTTCCGGCCAGCCGAACACGCGGCCCTGAAAATAGCGCTTGGCACCCGACTGGTAGGTCACACGCACCGAATAGAGCGCGTTGGTCTCTTCGTCGGCAGCGGTACGGAACAGGGTCTGCCCCGCATCGCTTTCGTCCAGCGCGAACTGCGGCTGAAGCGAACCATAGTCGGCGCTGCCCTTCAGCTTCTGCTTGGGGCCTTTGAGCGGCTGGAACTCTGTCTTGGCGAACGTCGCGCCGATCGTGCCGATCTTTTCGCAGTTGCCAGCCTCGGTGTACGTCAGGGCCGCATAGCCGGCGACGTCCTGCGTGGCGGGCGCGGCGACGCTGATCGCGATCGCCGAGCCCGCTCCGGTCTGAAGACCCATATTCATTCTCCTGGGGAATTAGGCCGGCGCGGGCCGGCGCGTGATCCGTCCGGCGGTTGCCGGACGAAAGGGGTTAAGCGGCCTTGGCGGCCTGCGGCTCGTCGGTGCTGACCAGACCGGCCGCTGCATAGTTCGCGAGCGTGGCCTCGTCGGCCTCGACCACTTTGCCGGCGAGGAACGCCTTTTCGGCGCCCGCGTCGTTGAAATCGCGGGTCGCGTACATTTTCTTGGCGGCCGTCTCGGTCTTGGCAGTGGACATCGTCATTCTCCTTCAGGCTGGGGCGTCAAACGAGACGCGGAAATCTTGAGTCTGCTCGAAGCTGTTGGCGGGGCCTCCGACGTCCGGACCGAGCCCGGCGGTCAACACCGACACGTTCACGCAGCCGGCAATCGCACCGGTCCAGCCCGCGCAGCCGTCGCGAATGAGGCGGATCACCGCTTTCTGTTCGGCGTAGCTCGCCGCGCGAACCGCGACCGAAACCCGCTCGGTCGATCGAAACATGGCGCCGCGTTTCAGCGGCTGGAAATCGGCAACGCTGACGGTGCGCACGAGGATGGCGGGGAGGGTGATACCGTCCGGCAGCGCGCCGGCCTTGATCCGCTCGACCGGCACCAACTGCGTCAGCGCATCATATGCGTGCAGCAAACCGCCCACGATCTCGACGCCGCTCATTCCTTGCTCTCCCCGTCGCTGCCGACGATGCCGGCGCGGGTCACGCGCGATTTGATATATGCCTGCGCCGCGGCGACGGCTTCGGCCTGCTTCGTATCCAGGGCGGGCCGCAGGAACGGGTGCGCAGCGGCCCCCGGATGATAGACCGTCGTCCCGACCGGCCTGCCGTTGATCATCAGCGTGGCATGGAGGGCGGTGTCGCCACCCTTGACGCGCTTGTTGATCCGTCGCGCCGTCATGCCGTCCCGGTAGGCCGGGTCGACGCTAATGAAGTGCGGATCCGTACCGTATTCGAGCCAGCGCCCGACATAGGCGCCGGGGCCGTCGAGCAGCACGCGGGCGATGATCAGGCCACCACGCTTGCGGCCGCGAACCTTGACCGCGTCGGCGATCAGAACCTTGCTGCCTCCACCGCCGTCCGCACGCTTGCCGCCCAGTAGCGTTTTCGCCTCGACCGCGATCACCTTGGCGCCCGCGCGAGCGGCGCCGGGCAATACGCGTTCCACCAGCAGGCCGGGGATCTGTTCCAGCTTTCGCAACGCGCTGGCGTTGCTCCGGCGGGTCGCCATCAGGCGGGATTGCCCGCGACGCTGTAATCTTCGACCATGAACTCGAGCCCGTCACGCCGGCCAAGCTCGGCAGGGCCTGCCACGATCTGCATGATGCGCGAGCCGATCACGAACCGCATCGCGGCGTTGAGATCGTCCCGGTACCGCATGCGGACCCGTGCCGGCCGCGACGCGACGTTGATACCGTCGGCGAGGCGCTCGGCGCGGCTCGGTAACGCGTCTTCGACGCTGGCCCAGACAATGGCGACGGGTTCCCATGATCCGGAACCGGCGCTCATCAGCCCCGACTTGGTAACCGGACGTTCGATTGCGACGCGGCGATCGAGCTTGCGCGCATCGAGCTTCATCAGCCGATCACCGGCGTGCGGTACTGCGCATCGAGCAGCAGCGTGACGGTGGCTGGAACGTCGTTGAGCGAACCGCCGTCGAAGAGATGCTTCATCAGCAACAAGGCTGCGACCTGAAGGGCCGGGGCCTCGCTGGCGACATCGTCATAGCCGGCTTCGAATGTCACCGTCACAGCGCTGCCGCGATCGGCGGTGATCGGCCACGTCGTGTTGATTGCGGGCAGCAATCGCGCGCCTGCGATGCGCCACAGCCCTTCGCCATTGGCGACAATCCCATTCTGGTCGACATACGCCAGCGAGATGACGCTGCGCACCGGATCACGGGGCAGGCGCATGATGTCGTCGAAACCATCGAACATGGCGATCCAGCGGCGCCGCACGAGCGAGCGGGAAGTATGTTGCTCGACCCATGTCAGCGCCGTGAGGCGGAAGGCATCCAATAGCGCTGCCTGACCGGCCTCGGGTTTGACGTACTGGTCGACCAGCGCATCAGGGAGAACCGCCGGCCCGTCGAGCGGGGCGGCGGGTATGATCGTGACCACCGCCCCGTCTCCTTACTTGGTTCGCGCGGACTTGCCGCCCGGCGCATCGCTCGCGGACTTGGTCGCATCCGCGAGCAGGCCTTCGAGTTCGAGGATCCGCGCGGCGTCCGTTGCCAGCTGCTCGCGGCTCGCCTGATATTCGAGGACGAGGCCTTCGTGCTGACTGCGCGAATCCTTCAGGTCGGCAAGCGCCTGGTCACGTTCGCCGGTCAGAGCGTCGAAGTCGCTCTTCACCGCCTCGATCTGCTGACGGAGTTCGTCCTTGTCGGCCAGATGCGAGTTGTTCATTTCGCGAAACGCATCGTTCCCGGCCTCGATTAGCCCCTTGAGGCGATCCATCTCGCCTTCGTTGGCGGTCTGACCTTCATCGACCTGACTGGCCGACGCCGCGATGTCGCCGCGCAGCTGGTCAACCTCGACACCGCCGAGCGTCATGCTGTCCGGCTGGCCGGATAGCAGCACCGCGTTGCCGGGGCCGCTCGTCGCACGCTGCGGCGCCGCAAGGCCGATAGCTTCGCCCCCGCGGCCGGTGTCAGCTGCAAAGCGGCGATCGGCCGTGGCGACGACGATGACCGGCTGGCGGACAATCGGCTGGTAGTCCTGATCGACGAGCTTGCCATCGATCAGGTAGCCGGCGACGCCGAGGCGAACGAAATACAGTTCGCTTTCTGCCGAGCGCTCGACTTGCTCGCCGTCCTTGAAGGACTCGGGCGGGAGCGCCTTCGTCACATAGTTCTGGATGAACTCGATCATGTTCTAGCTCCTCAGCTGATCGCGGTTGCGGTGGTGCCGAGCTGGTTGGCGCTGCCGGCGCCGTAGCGCGCGTCAAAGCCGGTCAGCGAGGCGGACAGGAAGGTGGCGGCACCGCCGACCGCCACGGACACCCGGACGAACTTGAAGCCCCCGTTCTTGTCGAGATCTTCCTGCCGGACGTTGATGGCTGCCTGACGGTTGTCGCCGCCTGCCTTCGCCAGCTGCACGATCGCGAGGCCGGGGACGGCCTTGACGCCGGTGCCGTTGGCATCGGTCGCCTGCTCGATCTTGGCGTCGACCGTTCCGGCCGCGCCGATCACGCCGATGTTGAGCGACGCGAGCACGGCAAAGAAATTGCGCATGTCCACGAAGCCCGAATTGACCACGCCGGGCGCAGCCTGCTGCGCCGGAATGACGCCCACGATAGCGACGCGGGCGGATGGGTCGAGATTACCCAGCATTGTTCAGTCTCCAAAGCTACCGGCCGGACGATCCGACCGGTCCCGCGCTGGGCGCGGGTCCGGTGTCGAGGATCAGGCGCGCTCGGCGAGCGCCACGAAGTGCGACTTGGTGTTGCCACCGTTCGCGGGGGCCACCGGCTTCGACAGCACCGGCTGACCGCCGATGCGGAACACCCAGCGGAAGGCGCGGATGTTGTAATCGAAGTAGAGGTGGATCGAGTCGGCGAAGCTGACGCCATTCTGCTTGCGGAAGGCCTCGTATCCGTTCGGGTTAACGAACTGGATGTCGCCGTACTGCCCGACCGAACGGCTGTGCTCGTTGAACACGACGGGCCGACCGAGCAGGACGCCGCCAGGGCTTTCCTGATAGTTGCCGAACCACAGCGGCAGCCCTGCGCTGTTCTTCATGTCCATCAGCGTCGGCATGACGTCGCTGTTGACGAGCCAGCTGGCCTGACTGGGCATGATCATACGCGCCCACATGCGGGCGACGTTCGACGCGCTGATCGTGGCAGCCGTCTGATTGGGATCCTTCGCGACCGCGATCGTCGCCTTCGACTCCATCCAGCCCAGCGGCTTTTCGATGCCGTCGCCGTACATGAAAGCATCGGCTGCCTTCCACCGGATCGCGGCTGCGGCATGGCTGGTCAGCAGCGTCGCAACACGCGGCGCGTCTTCCAGCAATTCTTCAGTGGCCAGGACGAACGCGTACAGTTCGTTCAGCTTGGTCTCGCGCGGCGTGAGCGACATGCGGCTGGGCTGCATCTGCTCGCCCTCGGAGCGCCATGCAGCGACGATGCCGCTGTTGCCCCACGGGGTCGTCTCGTCGCCAAGGCCGACGACGCGGTTCGACGCGGTTGGATCCGGATCGATCAGATCCATGATCGGATCGTTCCCCTCGTTGAACACGAGGTTGACGATCTGCTGCCGGAATTCGGCGGGGACGAGGTAGCTGCCGGCCGCATCGCCCTGTTCCATGTGGACGTTGCCCGGCGCGGCGAGACGATCGTCCATGCGGAAGCTCTGCCCGGCCGCGGGGTTTGCGCAGCGAACGGCCTGCGCAAAATCCGCAAGGTTCGCAAAACCCCCGTTCTCTGCCGTAGCGGTGAACGTGATGCGCGACTGGCGCTGCTCCTGCTGCCCGCCACCGGCAGGAGGCGGGGTGGTGACGCCGCCAATCGCGGATGCGGCACTGATCGCGGTCTGGGCACGCTCGATGCGCCGGGTCAGGCCGGATAGCTGCGCCATCTCCGTGTCGTGCGCGGTCTGCTCTTCGGCGTTGAGGTCGCGGTTCTCGGTTTCTGCCGTAGCCAGTCGCGCCTGGATACCGGTGGAGATGCGCTGGGCCTCGGTCCGCAGGACCGCGATGTTGACCGCCCCGCCGCCCGTCGGATGCCCGTTCGGATCGCGCATATAGCGGCCGTGACGGCGTTCCGTTGCAGTCATGGCGCCGATGGAGGCGGCCGTCGAACCGGCCGCCAGAAGCATGAACTTCCGCATATCTGTCATCCTCTGGCCCGCAGGCCCTGTGTCGGGCGCGCACGCCCACGACGAGCGACGCCGGATGGCGCCGCCCTACTCAACCCCAGAAGGGGATCTTTAAATCGCTCGCGCGAGATCCAGCGCCGCGGCCTGCCGTCGCATCAGCGACAGGCGGGCGCGGCCGGTGTTGTACTTGGCGACGACCTCGCGCAGCGTGCTGATGCCGTCGATCGCGCCGTTCGCGAGCGCGCGTGACGCCGAGAACGTCTTGCCGGTGCCATGCACCGCCGCGACATCGCTTGCCTTCATGCCGCGACCGCGGGCGATGGCAGCCGCGAACGCGACGTTCGACTCGTCGACCGCCGCCTGAACGTCGGCACGGTGATCGTCATCGAGCGGCGCATGGCTGTTGCCAGCGATCTTGTCCGGGCTGGACGCGATCAAGGTCGTCTTCATGCCGATCTTCTCTTCAAAGCCGGACATGTCGGTATGGCCCGACCGGACCCCGACCGAACCAACCTCGCCCGACTGCGTGCAGAAGAACGCGCTGCACTGCGTTGCCAGCCAGTAGGCAGCCGAGAAGCAGTAGGGATCGGCAACGGCCATTACGGGCTTGGCATCACGCGCCTCGAAGATCGCGTTGCCGGCTTCCGCGCAGCCCCAGACGTAACCGCCAGGCGAACGGATCGCGAGGACGATCGCGCCGATCTTGGTATCGGCCGCGGCCTCACGGACGCGATCGGCGATCGTGTCGTAATAGGTGGTTCCACTAAGCCCGCGCGGTGCCAGCATGCCGGTGATCGGCATGATGATCGTCGAGCCCTCGCGGATCGGATCGGCGGGCTTTGCCGCCTGCTGACCGCTGAGCGAACCCGCGAATGCCCGGAGGGCATCCGGTAGCAGAGCCTCGACGCCGCTTTGCTTCAGCGCGGCTGCGAGAAAGGTCGGGTGCATCGCCCAAAGGGCCGACGACGCCATGAACTGATCCATCGTCTATTCCACCTTGTCTTGCGGCGATGTTTCGCCGCCCGTGAGGGTATCGGCTGCCCGATTGCTGTTGAGCGGTGCGCGCGGATCGTCCGCCCAGTCCGCATCGATGCGGGGCTGGCCGAACCACTGCGTGCCGATCGTGTTGACGCTGAGGATGCCCGCGGTGCGCGCCAGCACGGCGTTGCGCCACTGGGTCGCGGCATCACCGCGCAGCATGCTGTCGAGATTGAACTTCGCGCGGACCTTCTGAAGCCGAAGATCCGGCGGGATCATCCGCACGGTGATTGCCTGTTCCATGCGACGGGTGAGCGGCCGAAGCGCCCAGTTCACGAAGGACCGCGTATCCTGTTCATTGTTGCCGGCGTTGCCGCCATCGTCACCGATCATTGACCGCGGGATGCGCCAATAGCGGCCCATCTCAAGCGTGCGCTGGGCAAAGAGTTCGCGCAGCTGGGCGTCGACGTTGTTGCTGCCGACCGCCGTGTATTTGACGCCCTGTTCGAACACGGGAGTGCCACCGCGCTTCCATGCCGCCACACCTGTTGCCAGCCGGTCGGCCGATGCATCGGTCAGCTTCTGTTCCGTCGTGACGATGCCGGACGGCCGACGATCGTTGCGGAAGAACGCCCGCGATCCGACCTCCAGCGCCAGCTGGAAATCGATCGAGCCCTTGGCCTGCTTCCACGGCACGAGCGGCCGCAGCCCCCCATCCGCCAAACCGGTGAACCAGAACAGTTCCTGAGGCAGCAAACGGCGCATGCCGGTCTCGGACGCATAGTCGACCGACATGCTGCGCTCGCCCCAGTTCGCCGTCGTGCGAAGTGGCGACAGCGGCCAGATCTCCAGCCCGTCGACGCCGACCGTCGGTTCCGCGAACGCCTCGCCGCGCAGCACGCAGGTGAAGGCCATCGCAGCCCAGAATTCGGCGCCAGTCTGCAAGTGGTTCGGCTCATACGCGAGCACGTTGGCGAGCGGGAAGTCGTCGCGCGTGCCGTTGTCGTCCTTGAACTCCAGGGCGAGGCTGCCGACCGCCTCCGCGATGATCGACACGCAGAAGAACACGGCCGCGACCCGCGCGGCCGTCTCGGCGGTGTTCGCTTCCATCGGCATGGCCGCGACGAGTGACGTCCACGTATCGTCGCCAAAGAAGCGGCCGTCCGTCACGTTGGACGGGGCAGGGCGCCCGGTGACCGGCGCTATCGCCATATGCCCATGGGAGGAATTGAACCCCCCGGCACGGCTGCGGTAATCGTCTGGACTGGGCATCAGAGTATCAACATGCCCCTTTCCTCATAGACGAAGCCGCCTGCGGCCTCCGGGTTTCTGGTCATCAGCATCACCGCGTTGAACATCGCGGCGAGCGGATCGATTTTCGCACTGGCCGAAGCCTTCACGATGGCGACCGCGCTCGTCCCGCGTGGCTCCATCTTCGCGTTGCCGACACACCACGACATCATGGCCGAGCCATCGTGTCGCATCGTCCGCGCTGCGAGTTTCCGTGCCGAACCCTTCACGGCGCTGGACAGCTTGAAGCCCTGCCCGATCGCCGAGAATTGCTCGTCCGTGAAATCCTTCGTCGCGAGTTCGTCGACGATCGCGGTCACGCCGACCGGATCGAGGCCGATGGCCTCTTTCTCCGGGAACAGGCCGGCGTCGCGGACCTGCACGAGGATCTCCACGACGCCGCGAATATCCTCGGTCAGTTCTTCCTCGGCATCATCGCGCTCGATGTCGATCGTAGCGTCGTCGGGCATCAGGCACTTGGTCAGCGATCCCTCGCCGACAAGCTCGTTGAGCTTGGTGGCGATGTCCTGACGACGCTTCCACACGATCGACCACGCCCAGGCATGGCACCACACCAGCCAACGCTTCGAACCCTTCTCGCGACCGATCAGGCAAAGCCCGAGCAGATCGTCCAGGCCGCCCCCGTCGACGCCGGCCACGATCACCTCGCAGCGGCGTATCAGTTCGACCACCGACAGCGTCTTGTCGATCGCGCCATCCCAGAACTCGGCGCCAGTCCAGCGATCCCGGCTAAGCCGCGTGCCGATCTCCACGTTGAGATGCTTCGCGAGGAAGATCTGCAACCCTTCGCCTGCGCCACGCTGCTCCTGCGCGAGTTCGTTCTCGATCCAATCCTCATGCACCGACCGCCCGATGTTCGGGTTGGTGACGTAGAAGTTCGAGGTTTTAAGGTATTCATCCCGATCCAGCATAGCTGGCGGGTATTCGTAGAGGACGCCCAGACTGGCAGGATCGTTGATCGTGCCGTCGCGGACGCCGCGAAAATGGTCGAGCTCGTCTTTGAAGACGCCCCGTGGCTCTTCGTCGCTGTGCGTCGTCAGGTAGATGACGAAGCCTTCGCGCGCCGAGGATAAACCGCCGGTTGCCTCACGCAACATTGCCTTGGCGTTGGCCCGCTTGCCGAAGATCCAAAGCTCGTCGATCAACACGAACGCCGCCTTGGTGCCGCTGACGACATCCTTGTCAGCGGCGATGATCTTCAGTTCGGCTTCCGTGGTCCGGTGTTTGATGAGCCGCTGGTGGTCAACGACATGCAGCAGCGCGTTCAATTCCGGATCGTGGCGGACCATGCCGGCAGCAGGGTCGAAGCTGTTCCCCGCCACCTCGATCGTCGGCGCGAGGATCAACAGTTCAGCGTTGAACCGCCAGTTGCGGATCAGCGCCGTGACCATGATCCCCGCGGCGATGGTCGATTTCGAATTCTTCTTCGAGATCAGCAGCAGGAACTTGCGAATCAGACGCCGCGCCGATTGATGATCGTACGCGCCGAAGATGGCCGACACGAAGTCGAACACCCACTGGTCGCACGCCTCGCCGAACGTCGGCTTGCCCGGCAGATCGACGATATGCAGCGACTTGAACACCGCCAGGGCGGCAGCCGCTTCGTCGGGAAACAGCGGGTCGAAAGGTATCAGCGAGCGACGCTGGACAATCCGATCTTCCCAGTCTCGGCAGGCTGTCGACCAAACCGGCGTCAATTGAGCAGCTTCGGCTGGGGCGGCGGGGCGAACTTGCCCGTGACCAGATCGGCCGCAGCCTTCGCCGATGCCTTCTTGCCAAGCTTAGGCTGCGGCGCGGGTGGCCGCGAGCCGCGATCTGCAACGCGTTCGGCCAACTCGGCGAGCGCCGCCTTGTCCATCCGCTTGAACAGTTCTTTCTCGGCAGCGACGTTGCCGGTTGCCGCGGCGTCGTTGAGGCGGGCCAGCTGCGCGATCTCCATCCGGACCCGCGCCGCCTGCCGCTTGGCGACCTCGGCAAAATAATGTTTGCGCAGCGTCGGGACCGAAACCCCGATCGCCACTGCCGCCTCTTTGACCGTCAGACCGCGCGCGAACGCGATCAGCACCTTGTTGGAGTTCGCGATAGACCACGAATGCTCCGGCCTTCCACGCGCCTCCCGGTCCGGCTGGACGGGATCACCGAAGAGATCGAGACCCGAAAAATCAGCCATGACGAAATAAAATCTCCACGTGAGAACGTTAGCGGTCTAGGGGCCGGCGCCCCTGCCGACTTTCGCCCCCCCCCTCCCTCAGGTCAGGAGAGGCCGCGCCGCTCCTGCCGCTGCTTCGTGCTGTCGTGACACGGCTTGCACAGGCATTGCAGGTTGCGTTCGTCCCAGAACAACCGTTCGTCGCCGCGATGCGCACGACGGTGATCGGCCACCAGCTGCGACGTGTCGCCCTCGACCTTGCCGCATCCTTGCATCTGGCACGTGAACAGATCGCGGACGAGAACGGACATGCGCAGCTTTTGCCAGCGTGCTGTCTTGTACCACTTGCGCCAGCCTTGCTGATCACGGTCCCGATCGAACGCCTGACGGTCACCCGGCAGGTATGACAACCGGGATGCGGGCGCGGATAAGCGCGGAGGCAGGCTCTTCAGTCGGCCCATGCGCTTGCGCCTTAACAGCGAAGGGCGGCGGGACCTAGGTCGCGCCGCCCTTCGAGGGGGGTTTCAACGGTGGGAGGTACTGCCCTGAACCCGAAGGCCCAACCCAGCGTGTCAATAAATAGGGGGTTTTGGTTCGATAGGACCACAAGAGAATGTTGCGAGTGTGTACTTTCAGCCGGTTGACACGTCCGCGCTAGGGTTTCTGCGGTTCACAGCGTGGCAAATGGCAGTGATGGTGCGAGAGTAGCGCATCTGGACACCAGTCACCCCCATGCGGATGCCCAGCAGCGGCATCAGCGAGCGCCACGGTATCTCCCGACGCCCGCGCGCCAGTTCACGGATAGCCAGCCCGATCAGCTTGCGATCGTCGGGCGCAACCGCATCGAGCCAGCCGAACGCTTCGTCCATCTCCGCGATCTCCGTGCGCGTCTGCGATGCCGGCCGGAGCGCAACGTCGCCGCTAGTCCCGTCGCCGCCGCGTGCGTCATAGTCACCGGCCCAGACGTCGCGACTGATCTCCGGCCACGCACAGCGCAGCGTCTGCCATCCGCGTTCGCGATCGGGATAGCGCCAGCACGTCAGCATCGCCTCGACCAGCCGGTCCTGCACGTCATCGAACGACATGAAGCCCTGTGGAAGGGCGGCACCTTCCATCGGAGAGATCGTGTCATGCCTCGGTCCTTCCATTGCAACGGTCCTTTGTGTTTGCAGAAATGGCGGATTTCCGCCGTTTATTGATTGTTTGAAGAGAGTGATGAGAGAGATTGGAAGGATTGGAAGGATAATTCAGGGTCTTTCGTGTGCGCATGTGCGCGCACACGCGCACATGAGGGGAGGACCAAGCAAAGTTATTCCACCCCTTCCAAACCCGCACAAATCCGCCATTTTCGTCCTTCCAATCGTGCTTCCAGCCGGAAGGCAAACCCCTTCCAAATCCAGCCTACAGCGGCATATCATCCGGGTAGGGTCCGGGATCGTCGGCATATTGCGAACGCCCAGCGGCCGTGTCGGCATAGTCGGCGGGCGATTTCGTCATCTCGATGTCGAGCCACTGCATCCCGTTCGAGGCCTTCTTCTCGAAACCGCGATCCTCCATTGCCTTCGAGAAGCCCTGCGTCTGCCACTCGGCCGCGCCGGTTTCCTTCGACCATGCCTTGAACAACTCGAAGAGCGTCGACGACTTCGATCGCGCACCGTCGACCGGCTTGGTGCATTCATCGAGGAACCGGCCCAACTGATCGCTCTGCTCACGGTATTTCGCCGTCGCAGCCAGCACGCTTTCAGGCTCGATGAGACCATGCTCGCGCCAGTCTAGCAGCCCTTCGATAAGCCGATTCAAGATGCCGCTCGCCTCCTTCTTCAGCTTTTCTGGCAACGCCTTGTCGACCGCCTCTTTGGCGATCTGCACGTCCCACGGCACCAGCATGACGCGCCGCCAGATCCCGTCATCGTGGCCGGTGATCTTCGGCTTGTGATTACCCGAGATCGTCACCTTGAAGGACGGCAGGAACGAGAAGAAGCCTTTGTTGAGATGACGTGCGTCGATGAGCTCGCCGCCCGTGATCAGCTTGATCAGGGCCTCGGCAAGCTTGGCGCCCTTTTCCGGTTCCGACGTCCGCAGGAAACGGATGCCAGGCAACCGCGCCAGATCTGGCGTAGCTTCACCGCCTTTACGGCCGCGGCCCTGATCGAGGAACGTCTCGATGCCGACCGATCCACCATAGTCGCCGGCGATGTAGCTCCATGCGTCGACGAGGGTCGATTTGCCGTTGCGTCCCTTGCCGTGGAAGAACGCCAGCTTCTGTTCGCTGATGTCCCCGGTGACACTCAGACCGCCCCACTGGTGAAGGAAACGCCGCATCTTATCGTCGGGCTGCACCACCGCCAGGAAGTTATCGTAGTCCGGGCAGACAGCCTTAGGATTGAAGACGACGTTGGCGATCTTGCTGATCAGATCCTCCGGACGATGTTCGTCCATACGCATGCCCCAGCGGTCACCCATCGTGATCGGCTTGAGCGCGCCTTCGACCATCACCCATCGTTTGCCCTCTTGCGTCAGGCGCAGGGTGCCATTGAGCAGGTTGATCGCCATGCGGTCGGCGTCCATCGCATCGGCCCGGATCGCAACGTCGACGAACGACTTCACGAGGCCGGCGATGCACCCGAGGCGCTGCGAGCCCTCGCTAGATTTGGCGTGGTCGCGCAGTGTGTCGCTGTAATAGATAGGCACCTTGTTATCGCCGCTGCCCTTCCAGCGGACGATGAAGTCGAGCGCGGCAATGCGCTGCTCGTCGGTAGCGTCTTCGGGTAAATCCTCCTTTAGCCCGCTCGCTGCGACGAGATCCGCCTCGTGACGGATGGAGCGCACGGTATCGAACACGGCAAGACTGACTTTCCCCGGGATCTTGTCCTTCTCCTCGGACAGTAATTCCCAGCGCTTCCCGTCCCACACGAACCAACCTAGTTCGTTGCAGAAACGAAAGCGCCACGCGTGCCGCGTCCGAAATCGTTCAGCATTCCCCAGGTCGGTAGCCTGATACAACGCGCATTGGCGATCCAGCGCATCGTCCTTAGCGGGCGCAATGCGCCCCCCTGACCCCCCAGTTTGGTTGGCGATGCTTTGGGTTCCGCTTTGGAAGGACTCGGAAATCTCTTCTCCCGCGGGTGCGGGTGCGGGTTCGAACCTGCCGACATCTTCGGCATAGGCATCGAGTGGCGGAACATCCGGGCCATAAGACGAAGATGATGCAGACCGGCCGCTATCGCGGCCGCGCATTGTCTGCGCGCCTACGGCGCTGAGGTCGCGAGGCTTTGCGATGCCGTTTGAAAGGCCGTTCTCGATCGCAGCCGCGTGCGCTTGATAGGCGCCGGGATCGAAACCTCGCACGGCATCGAGCAGGGAATGCCGCACGATTGATTCAGACAGGGCACCGGCGCCAACGAACTGTCCGAGGTTGAACGCCGCATGGTAGGCACCCTGATTACGGCCACCATGACGACCGCCGCCCTTTGGCGTCTGCAAGAGTTCGATGATCTCCGCATCGAGCGCCTTCAGGGCATATCGACGGTGCGCCTCGTCGAGATCGACAGCGACAGGCATCCGATCGCCTGACGACGCCACGAAGGTCGGCGCCGGCGTCCGCTCCGGTGGCTTTCGCATCAGGTCGACCAGCGCGGCAGGAAGCTCGGCAATACGCGACGCATTGCCGTCTACCAGCCAGCGATAATCGCCGGCAGCGTCGACGTCGTTGCCGACAAAATGGCTCGGGGCGACGATGACGTAACCGCCGGCACCGCGAACATCGATATGCTTCGGCAGGCTGCCCACGTTGCCGATCGGCGCGCCGGCGGGCATCTTGAACCAGTGATGCTCGCCTTCCGACCGGGTGATCCCGACGAGCGTGTCAGGCAGCGCAGCGCCGATCTTATCCGCCAATGCCGCCTTCAGGCGATCGAGGGTCCAGACCTCTTCGCTGATAACCTCGCCAGTTGCTTCATCGGTGACCGTGTCCGTGCGCGGGTCAAAATCGATGACAAGCAAGCCAGCCTCGCCTACGGCTACGCCGATCATCGCGCGCGGCCATTGATCCCACCAAGCGCGGATCTGTTCGAGATCGGTCGACGCCTTCTTGACCCCGCCCGACCCCTTGATCGGCTTGTTGTCCGCATCCTTGTCCATCGGCAGCAATGGCCGCTTGGTTTTCGGGCTGCACGGAAACACCGGCCAACCCCGGCGCGCATAGTCGAGCGCCGCCTCAAGCAGAGACGACGATGTTGTGGTGACGCTCACGAATACCCCCGATCAGACCAGGGCAGACGCTTGTTGCGGTCTGCCAGCGCATGAAGGGCTCTGCGACCGCGCAGAGCGGCAGGCGCTAGAACGGCACGTCGTCATCCAGATCATCGGTAAAGCTGCCACGCGTGCCGGCCGCGCCAGCACCGGCACTGCCGCCCCCGCCAGCGCCGCCACGCGTGTCGCCATAGCTGGAATAGTCGGTGCGGCCCGGATCAGCCTCCCGGCGGTCGAGCAACACAAGCGATGAGTTGAACGCGCCCAGCACAATCTCCGTCGACCAGCGATCGTTGCCCGTAGTGTCCTGCCATTTACGCGTACGCAGTGTGCCTTCGATGTAGACCTTCGAACCCTTGCGCAGATATTGCTTGGCGATTTTTACCAGTCCCTCGTTCATGATCACGAGGTTGTGCCATTCGGTCCGTTCTTTCTGCTCGCCAGAAGCGCGGTCCTTCCAGCGCTCGGACGTCGCCAGACTCATGTTGACGATCTCGCCACCGTTCTGGAACGTCCGGGCTTCCGGGTCCTTGCCCAAGTGACCGACGAGAATAACCTTGTTAACGCTGCTCATCAGATCATCCCCAGTGCTTGCAGGTAGACTTCGAGGATGGCTTCCTCTTCCTGATACTCTTCCTTCGTCTTTTTTCGGATGGAGAGTATCTTGCGAATGGCTTTCGGATCGTATCCACGGCCCTTGGCTTCGGCCATGACATCTTTGATGTCGTCGGCGATGCCCTTCTTCTCTTCCTCAAGCCGCTCAGCGCGCTCGACGAGCAGGCGAAGTTCATCGGCCGCGATGTTGTCGCCCTCGGGTATTCCATCATCGCCCTCAGGTGCGCCCGGCCGGCTATAGATGACCGTGCCAGCGCGCGTCCGTCCGGCCTTCCATCCTGCGCCCATGACCGCACGGACAATGGCTTTGCGAGAGGGTGCAGCGGACCTGATATGCGAGGGCAGACTGTCGAGGACGACCTCGACCGTTACCTCGTCCTCGCGGGCGTCGAGCAGCTGCTGCACAGCAAGCTCCACTTGGGTGACGAGCTTCTGTCTCACGACGCGAGTGCCGCCTTGATCCGCGCAAGTGCCGTTTCCGCCGCAATCGCCCTGGCTTCCGCATCAGTAGCGCGTTCTACAGCGGCCGCGAGTTCACTTGACTGATCGGGACGGCTCGCTTGCCGCCGCAGGCACTGAAGAAGCGTGTCTAGATCGGACATGACCGAGGCGATCGTCAGGCTCTCGCGCTCGGGTTCAGCGTTCGATGCTGGCGCCAATGCCTGCTCGATCAGAAGCACGGCCGCGCCACCGATCGTGATACCGTTCTTGGCGGAAAGCCGCTCGATCGCATCGATCGCGGTCACAGCGCTTGCGGGCAGACAGATGGTCTTCGCTGGCATAGGAGCGGGTTCCTTGACGGTCGCCACGGCGACGGGACGCGGGGTAGAGGCCTTGCTCGGGCGCGGCGCGGGCGCGGGCGCGGACCTCGCGCTTGCGGCCTTCAGTGCAGCGTCAGCCTGCGCAGCCCGCGCCGAACCTGCGTTGCCACCGCGCGCGATGATCGCCGTGATCTTGGCGACGCCGGCATCGATGACCGGATCCGCCCTTTTGGCAGCCGGCAGCGGCCGCGGTGCCGGCGCGAGCGCGGTCTTCGTCCGCCCGAGCGTTATGGTACGCGTCGCGCCATAGCCTTTGATCGTGATCCGACCGGCGTCGGCCAATTCAGCGAGCAGCGTACGCGCGCTTTCCGGATTCTTGAATCCGAAACGTGCCATGATCTGAGCGTCGGTCGGCTGCGCAACATGGTGTTCAATGTTGCGCTCGATCCAGTCGAACATGCTCGACAAATTGAGCTTTGCGTGTGCCATTACTTAGCGGCACCCTTCATGCGAGCAGAGCAGCGAGTCGCGGTTGATGACCATGGTCATGACTTTGCTAATCCCGTGATGGCGCCGGTGCCGAGAATGACGACACGCCGATAGGTCGGTGCCGCGCAGCCCAGCACCTTGATCAGGTGAGCGGCGACCATCGCCTCGAGTCCGACCTTTACTGCGCCTTCAGTTAGCCGCGCTTTGTCGGCGAGTTGCTTGTCGGTGGGGCAGGGGCGGGCATGCTGCGCGAAACGTTCCAGCACGGGCAGCAACGCGTCGACGATCTCGGCCTCGCCGTCGACCAGTTTGGCGGACGGCGCGGTCAATACGGCACGCACTGGCCGCGTCAGCGGCGTAGGCTTGCCAGTCCGCTGCGCTCGATAGTTGAACACGGTTGGATCGATGGTTGATCGCGGACGCGTGAGCACGACCAGTCCCAGCGCCGCGAGTTCACGCATACGCTTAGCTCCGGCCGAATTCACGGGCAGGCATAGCCGGGTGGCATACGTGAAGACGTCGCCCTGCTTGGCGACTTCCATCCACGCGGCGATCCGGATCGGACTGGCGACGATGCCGGGAGCCTCGTCATGATCGGCGAGCATCTGCATGGTTGCCATCGCGATCACGCAGCCCTCCGGTCATGCTCGCGCGGCGCAACCCGATCGAACCAGCCGCCCTCGGGCTTGGCGTCCCAGTCGTTGATAGGCACGGCGCAGCGCGTGGCGGCGAAGATCTGATAGGCGAGCGGCGCATCGGGCACGACGTCACCCGACATCATGCGCTCCATTGTGATCTGGCCGATGCCGGTCTTGCGCAGCAGCTTGCCCAAGGCGCCAACCGGCTCGTGCTGAATCCAATGGGCAAGACGGCGTGCGCCTTCGTTCGGAACACGAACGCAGAGATGCAGGCGAAGCTTTGTTGTCATCGATCACCTCCAGAAATGGACCGAGCGAGCGCGCGCATGCCCACCGCAACCCGAATGACGTCGTCCAGTTCGCGCTCTAAGCGGCCGGCATCGTCTCGGCAGAAGGTGCCGTCCGACAGTCCCGTGCAGACGGCTCTTGTTGTGTCGTTGAATTCCGCGGACAGCGCGGACATCATAGAAAGAAGATCGGCGCTGGACGGTGCAGCCTCGGGCAAGGGCACGAACACCCCACCCATCGTCTTGCACAACGCCTGCGTTACGTGCGGCCAACCGTCACGGGCGCGCGCGAGCGGCTCAAGATCGGCAACTACGTCGATAGGGACGAAGTAATTAGGCTTACTGGGATTGTAGTAGTCGCTCAGGTTCGACGTGCCGACTCGCGCATAAGGCTGCGCCGCTTCTAAGCCACCACAGCCCTTGATCATCTCTTGGGTGGCTCTCTTGAGCGCCAGTTCCTCAGGTTTCATGCCGTCACCTGTGCGGAAACTTCGTTCACATTGCCGCATGACGGCGCGTCTTCTGGTCCGATAGATCGGAGTTCAACGCCATGCTCCGCTGCGATCACGGCCACATCAACGGGGGGCACTTGATCTTGAGCTATACGCCGGAGGTGGTTGAGGCGGGATGCCGTCAAACGTCGGGTGCGCATGTTATGCACCGTCGAAACGGGGGCATGCATCAGTTCGGCTACCTTGGCGGTACCGCCGAGCGCATCGATCACAGCAGAAGCAAATCGGTCCATGCGGCGTCTGATGCTATAACGGTATGTTCAGATCAAGCGAAAACATACCATAATAGTAATTGCCGTTATGGGATGGGTGCTGTTGATCGCACTATGGCATACGAAGACATCCAGGCTCGCATGAAGGAGGTCGGCTACCGACAGGTCGATCTCGCAAACCTGCTCGGCATCTGGCCCAATGCCGTTTCGAAGGCTTTCGCCGGCAGGCGGCGTTTCACGGCTCCTGAGATGGACATGATCCGTAACTGGCTTGGAGATCCTGCCCAGCCTGTAGGTATTGCCGTCGGCACCATTCCGGTCATTGCGAAGGTGACTGCGGGAAATTTCAGCGCAGCTTCTCAGCAGGCGCTCGGAAGAATGCCGAAGCCCGATCCGTCAATCCCGGATCGCGCGCTGGCCTTGGATGTCGATGGTGACTCGATGGACAAGTACGTCCCGGACGGAGGGCGCATCATTTACGATCCCGAGGATCGCGCGCTTTGGCCGCGGCGCTTCTACGTGGTCCTCAACAGCGCAGGCGAGACGACATTTAAGCGCTTCTTTGCTGATCCGGCGCGACTTGAGCCATGCTCGAACAATCTGAAACATCGCACTATCGAACTGGGTGGCGACGAAACGTATACGATTGTTGGCCGGGTTATATGGCAGGCCTCAAGGATGCCGGACTAGGCGGCTCTTCGGCCGTTACGGAGCCAGTCTTCAAAATCCATCCATTCGCCATGCGATTGAATACCTCCCGGCACGGTCACGAAAAACGTGCCACGTTCGTCGTGCGAGCCGAGGCCCTGCGCTTCTAGATCGTCGCGTACCTCTCGCCGAGTTGTCCGCCATGGACCGCACGGGCTGCCGAAGCAGGTTGCCCGGTACCAATACGCAACGATTTTCGACATCCACCGACACTCCCTTGCCGGCGCGCATATTGGAACAAACGTAGAACAGAATGCAACTGGCTTTCTAAAAATACCATAGTGGTAACTTTTCGCTTGACGAAAAACATACCATTATCGCATTTAGCAATCCCATAAGGGCAATCCGCCCGATGGGAGTTGCGAATGCGCATCGACACCAAAACCGGCCAGGCGGCTGAGCCTTGTTCCTTTGACCAGTTCCTCAGCGCGCTCGACAACCCGGCTCCAGTTCTCGCTGATCGATCCCGGACCGTCCGCTCGCGCGTGACGATCCTCCCGTTCGCGGCGCCCGACAATGTCCCGGTCATGCGGCGCCGCGATTCAGCCATGATGACGCCCGTCGAAAGTCCATTCTGGATTGGCGTTGTTCGCTCAATGCGAGCTCGGCAGGATCGGATCGGCGCCGCCTGCCTATTCGTCGCTATGACGCTGTTCATCATGATCGCTGGCCGGTTGGCCTGGGCGTATGCTGCGGGGGCGCTCTGATGCCTTGGTACCACGCACGCACGGTGACATCTGAGTTTTGGTTTGGCCCAGCCGCTACCCGCGACGAGGCCATAGCAAAGGGCAAGCTGCGTCACGGCTCTCGGTTTGCGGTGGCGGAAGGAAAGCCGTTCGACAACGATCTCGATGTCTTCGAACCCAACATCGCGCCCGTCTTTGATCGTTTCGACTCGCTCAACGATCAGAATTTCGGTGAGAACGGGGAGGGCGGACCGCTGCACTGGAACGATGAGGCCTGCGCAGACCTTTCGCGGCGGTTGAACCGCATCTTCGCCGAATGGGCAAAAGAGCACGGTTACGAACGCGGCTATCAGCTTGATATGACTGACGGCGAAGAGATCCGGCTGATTCTTACGCTGGCATCATGAGCGATCTGTACGCGCTCGACCGGTGGGCGATCGAGCAGAACGAGCGTATTGTCGCCGAGCGCGCAATTAACATCGCCCGGGCCATCGAGGGTTCGGCTGCGATCCTGCGATCGGCAATCGACCAGTTCACGCCCACGCACATCATTTCGATGGTGTCAGGCGGGAAGGACAGTGCCGCCTCCGATCAGGTGGCCCGCGAACTCGGCGTGGAGATTACCTTCGCGATGCACGGCAACACTCGCTGCGGCATCCCTGATACGACGGCGTTTGTGCGGTCCACCTATGGCGCGCTCGGGGATTACGTCGAGGCAGACGCGGGCACGGCCTACGAGGATTACGTGCTGCGAAAAGGCTTCTTCGGCAAAGGCATCGGCGCGCATGGGTTCTCGTACCGCGTCTTGAAGGCCACGCCGTTCCGCAAAGCGGTCTCGAAAGAGATCCGCCAGGGCAAGCAGGGCGTCCGCGTGCTGTTCCTCAACGGCGCGCGAAAAGACGAGAGCGAAAACCGCAGGGCAAACCTCGAACCGTTCCGCCGCGACCCCGCCAGCCCCGGCAACATCTGGGTCAACCTGATCCACGATTGGGATCAGCCGACCCGCGACGCTTATCTGGACAGCCGGGGCACGCTGATCAACCCGGTTGCCACGCAGCTTTGCCGCTCAGGTGAGTGCATGTGCGGCACCATGCAGACCGAGCAGGAACGCATTGAAGCTGCTGTGCTCTATCCGGCGTGGGGCACATGGATCGGGCAATTGGATGCCGAAGCTCGCCGCCTGCATGGCTTCGGCTGGGGTGAAGCATTCCCGAAGCCGGTTGATCCGCGTCAAATCGATCTGTTCCAGCCCATGTGCATTGGCTGCAGCCGCACATGACCGACCTTTCATGGCAACTGTGGCCGTATCTTCAGGACGCCTACGCGGACCCGGAATGCGTATGCCCCGTTGAAGAATGGATCTACCGCGGCATTACATTGACGATCCATTTCGAAGCGGATGGCTCGCTCGACGTTTTTGCGGATGCAGGTGACTGGGACCGCGATTTCACCTTGAAGGCCGCGACGATGGACGAAGCCCGCATAGAGGCTTGGATCTGGGTCGATAATCTTCCGAGTGAAGAGGAGTTGGCGGCATGATCGAGCGCCCCCGCTTCCTCTACGCCTACGCCGAAATGGCGCTGGTTGCCGAGGACGTCCGACGGAACCGCGCGGGAGGCGATCTCTTGCTGGTCGACGCCGGCAAGCTGTCACCTGATGCCGCTGCGGCACGGCTTCGGATCTCGACCGCCCTTGCCGTCGATTGGAAGGCGTACGCCCGCATGGAGCTACCGCCGCTCGACTCAACGACCGACGTCGAGAAGATCGCGGATCTGAAGGCCGTGCTGACCGGCGCCGAGAAACGCCGGGATCAGGCGCGGATGGCGATGGTCCACGAATACGGGTCAGCGATCGGAGATTTCACTTTGAACGAGCTGTGGCGGATCCACGATTCGCACGACACTCGGTCGCTGCGAGTGCTGCCATACCTCCACTGGGAAGGTTATGCAGCCGCGATCGAGGCGATGCTCTGGTGGCAGGAGCGTCCCAGGTACGAGAGTCGACGCTTCATCACGATGATCAATCAGCAGCTGCAAGGCATGGGTTATGCCGCGCAGGAAAGGGCAGCAGCATGAGCGCCGCAGCACGTTTCAAAGAAGCCGACGTGACGCGCGCGGTGCGCGGCGCGACCAAGGCCGGGATGATGGTCGGTCGCATTGAGATTGATCCGAACGGAAAGATCGTCATCCTCAGCGAATCGGTCGCCCCTCCTGCCGATCCGAACCCTTGGGATATAGTCATTGGCAAAGCCTGACCGAACGAACGATCCTGGAAAAGACACTGCGATATGACACGACGCCGGTTCCTTCCCGAATACGTCAGCAGCTTCAAGGATCGGCACGGCAAGGAGCGGCTACGCTTCCGCCGCAAAGGGTTTGGTGGCGGCTATTTTAAGTCGGCTCTCGGCACCGAGGATTTCCGCACCGAGTATCGCGCATTCATGGATGCCAGCGAGACGGTCGCGGTTGCCGTCGACCGTGCCGTTCCGGGAACGATCGCCGACCTCGTCGCGCGCTACTTCGCGACCCCGACGCGCCTTGGCCCTACCGTGATCACCCAGAGCAAGGTCCGCAGCATCGTCGGCCGGTTCAGTGAGGAATACGGCAAACTGCCGGTCGCCCGAGTTGGGTTTGAGCACATTGACGCGATCGTGACGGCGAAGATGCAGCAGAAGATGGTGCAGACCTCGCGCGGCCTGCGCCCGATCGGCGGGCCGGTCGCAGCCGGCAAACTGCGTAAGGAGCTGGTGCGCCTGTTCAATTTCGCCGTGAAGCTGCGCATGATTCCGACCAACCCGGTTTTGCTGGCGGATCATGTCAAGCTATCGGTCGAGCAGCGATCCGCCGGCTATCATACTTGGACCGAAGACGAGATTGATCAGTACCGCGCGCGCCACCAGCTAGGCACCAATGCCCGTCTAGCGCTCGAACTCCTGCTATGGACCGGTCAGCGCCGCAGCGACGCGATCCGCATGGGCCGACAGCACATCGTCGACGGCCGAATTAAGGTTGTACAGGATAAGACAGGGAAGGTCCTATGGATCGCGGTCGCGCCCCAGCTTCTTGAGGCGATCGTGGCGATGCCCGCCGCAAAGAACCACCTGTGCTTCCTGATCAACGAACAGGGCCGTCCGTTCACCCGAGCGGGTTTCGGCAACTGGTTCCGCGATAAGTGCGACGCGGCCGGGCTCCCTCATTGCACGGCGCACGGACTGCGCAAGGCGATCATGCGACGCATGGCCGAACTCAACCAGGGCAACCAGACCATGAAGGCGGTGTCCGGTCATCGGAAGGATGAGGAGGTCGCTCGCTACACGGAAGCGGCCAACCAGCGCAGCATGGCCGACGACGTAATCGGCATCCTCGCGCGCTGGGAAATGTCTAACCGGGCAGCGAGGTTAGACACCGACACCGCTGAAAATGGCTGA